AGGATATACACCCCGAATGTGCCGGTGTGCCTTTTAAGGAGCTCACGGAGTGCTTTTTCCATCAGCCCTTGTCTGCGGTATTGTGGCTCGATGTAGCTGTCTAGAATGAAGTGGTCGAAGCGGTAGTCGTAGTCGCCCATGAGGTCTAGGTCGCCGAATGCCGAGAGCAGAATGAAGCCGGCTTCGGCTCCGTTCTCTGCGTAGATTGGCACCCACTCCACCACCTCCGGATGATCGTGGATGAATTTGTAGTTCGCTAGGTAGTTTCTGTCGTCTTTTGCTGTGGGAATGATGTCGTCAATGGCGCAGAGTTCCTGCTTGTATTCTAGGTACATCTCGCGTCTTGAGGTCATTACAGCCACCTTGTGTAGTTTTCCACCACACACTTATTAATGTTTCCGCTGAAGTTGATTTGGTTGGCTCCGGCTTCTAGTCTGAATTTGCTGTAGTCGCCGGTCACGAGGCGGTTCTTTAGATTGCTTTCGCTGTCCTTGTAGGCCTCCATTTTTTCGGTGTCGATGGTGATGTGGCCTTCGGATCCAAGTTCAATCTGGAACATCTGGTTTCCGTTTAGGTAGATGCCGATGGTGCCAGTGCCGTAGATGGTGAGTTTCGGTTTGGCGTAGGTGTTGCCTGCGTTTGTGACCGTGCCATCTGCCTTGCCGGTGGCCGTGGCTGCGATTATGACTGGCAGATTATTCCCGTCGCTCGTGGTGTCGATATGAGTCGTGTCACGGTAGCTGTTGGCGCTTTTTAGGGCTTCAAGCTGTTCAATTAGCTCGGTATCGGTGATTTGCGTGTTGGTTGCGTTCGCAAGTACATATCGCACCTCTACCGGATTTTCGCTGATCCATGTGTGGAAGTCTGCCAACGTTGAATAGTTTTTATTCTGAACCATAATGCCCGGAGTGTCGGTTTTTAGCACGAATCCGTATTTATTCACCTGTGCGTAAGTGTCGTAATATTCTGTCATGTTCGCGACCTGTGGTCTTACTGTTAGGTTTTCAATCACTGCCGTTATTGCACCAGTTTGGAATAGTGCATCGCTTAATGCTCCGTTTTTGTAAAACATGCAGGCATCGGCATGAGTTGCCCATCTTGAATACCCAGAAGTCGGCAAAGTGGTTTTATTTATTTCTTTATGCAAATACCAGTTGCCGTTTTCTTTATAGAAGTAGTCTTGGTATGTGCCGATTTTACAAAGCTCCACCGGGGTGTATGCTTCGTAAGTTGTGGCGCTTGATCCTTCTTCGATTTGTATCGAGTCTAGCACCTCTTGCTCGCTTGGCTGGTAGTCCACTCTTCCCCACCACACGACTAGATACTTGCAGTTTTCCGGAGTGGTGATTGTAAGACTTGTTGCGCTGCCGGAGGCTGATTGGATGTTGTAAAGCGATACGCGCCAGGCCGGTTTGTCAATCGATGCCGCGATTCTAAAATTGCCGTAAGTTGTGGCCACCTTGCTGACCGTGTATGTTTTCCCGCCTTCGATTTGCACGAATACGCATCTTGCATTGGCCGAGCTGTCGAGCCGGTTCTCATTGGTGTTGATATATTCGCCGTCTAGGCGCATCGTTAGATCGTTCTTGTCGAAGATATTTTTCCCGTGGAGTCCGAGCAGGATTCTTTCGTCTTGATACGATTCGTATTCTGTCGCCGTGGTGCTTTCTTCAATCTGTAAGCCATCTAACGCTTGAGGCAGAGCATTGTTGATATTTATTGTCGTTTTCTTTGTCTGGAATCTTATCACCATATATTCCGCTGTCGCTGGCGTCATAACATTTTCTCGTTTGAGCGTACTTGTTGAAAGGGCTCCTAATGATGTTACCGGGAGTCCAGCTTCTATGGCTTCATCGATTGTTCCGATTTGCGGATTGTTGAAGTCATCCAAGTTTTTAAATGAAACCGAGTACGCTGTGCTTGGTTTGCATTTTACCCATACTATTCTGTTGCGATTCCCCGTGTTATATATGATGGTGGGATTTGCTGATGTACCATCGAAATAACCTTGATATATGTTGCTGGTGTCCATTTTATTGAAAATGTTTTTCCCCGTGATATTCACCGTTTGCTTGCCAGTCACCATCTTTATTTCTTGCGGGTAGTCTGGGTTTGGTGAAGCCGTGCCACCGACATAGGGCTCGTAGTCTGTGTCTTCGGTTTTAGTCATCATTATTTTGATGTGCGAAGTTGTTTGATAGCCGCCATAAACTATTACGGTGGTATTTAGCATGGCTTGAGTGATTGTTTTGGTTTCGCCATTATTCCAAGAGGCCCCGATATACATATAAGGTCTTGCTTCCCAGTCCGACTCGTAATAAAGATATACTTCATCGCCTTCTTCTAGCGTTGGTGCCAATTCTGAAAGCTTTCTCCCCATTGTGCAGTATCCACCGCTGCTGGCATTACCAGAAATCAGAATCGTGCCATCGGTATCGACGGTGATTAAGTCTGAATTTTCTGCGAATGAGTTGAATAGGTTTTTCCCAGTGTAAGTGGTTTGGTTTGTATCGCCTTTTGGTGTGATTTCTACGAATGGTGCGAGGGCGGTGCCTTGCATGGTGAGGTCCGTGCCTTCTGCGGTTACGGTCTGTCCGGAGCCGAGTTGCACCGGTGTTTCGCTGGTTGGGTATTTGAACGGCTGGCAATGGAGTTTCACGGTCGCGGTGCGGTAGCGGACTAGCCTTTCGTAGTCGATTTGGTCGATTATCTTGTATCGGTAGAATTTGTCTGGCTCATTCGAGAATACCACCGTGCCTTCGGTTGCGAAGTAGGCGATTACGGCGTTAATGTCGAAGGATCCATACAGTCCGATGGTGATTTCCTTGTCATATGCAGAATAGCCGAGTTCGGTGACGATGTCGCCATCTCGGCCGTCAATTTCCTCGATTGTGGTTCGCATGGCGGGCTTCACTATGGCTGGTAGCTCTTGAATCAGGAGGCCCGTGATGGTGTCGCTGCTAATTCCATTTAGTGTTATGGTATTTCTCATGTTCCTCCTAATTATATACTAATTTTGTCACCGTGTTGTCCACGAATTGGCCCATCTCTACGCCGTCCATCTCAACGCTCATTTCGGACAGCGCTTGTTTGAATTGCCCTACGAGCGATTTATCGGCGTTTTGAGCCGCTTCTGCCATGCGGGTGGTATCAACAGCCATGCTCGTGCTAAACTCGCTTGGAACGGCCGTTTTGAGGGCTTGTAGGGCATTGCTTGCTATACCGTCCTCCAACGATGTGTTTAGCGTGCCGAGAACGGCCTTGCCGAAGTCGTTCACCTGCTCCAGTACGGTGTCCTCCTCTTTCTCGATACCGATGCCGAGGCCTTGGAGTAAGTATCTACCCATCAGGTTGGTCGCACGGGAAGGCGAGCGCTCTTGGAGCGATGCTTGGAGTCTGGATAGGAGTGTGCTACCGAAGTTCGCAATCGAGCGGAACACCGAGTTCTGGGAGTTCCGGTTCATAATACCATTGTTTACCCCGTTGATGAGGTTCACACCGGCTTGGGTTGATGCGCCCTGCTTGTTTAGGATTTCCTTGATTGCCTTGTCTACCATCTTGGCCATTTCGGCTTGTGATTTCGGTTCGCCGGTTTTTACCCCGTTCACATAGGCTTGGACATTTCCGTCTGCGCCCTGCTCGAACCGCCACGAGGCTCCGGTGATTTGGCTCACCATCTCGTCTAGGCCGTTTCGCCAGATAATGTTGACCTCGTCTAGGCCTTTCTGGGCCTCTTTCGAGTATTTCGCATTCTCTGCCTGCTTCTGTGCGATGGTTCGCTGTGTCATCTCGATCTGCTTCTGGAATCGGTTGTCGCCGGCGGCTTCATTCATCGCCACGAGTTGGGCTAGGTAGTCCTGCTCATCTTGGAGCGATTGGTCGTAGATTTCGCCGTTCAGCTCTAGTGTTTCTTGGCGCTTTTCGGATACGCTGTCCAGCGTGGCCTTGACCTTGTCATAGTTCTTGGCTGTCATTTCGGCCATGTTGTTCTCATATAGGGTGATGGTTTCAGCATAGTCGTAGACCATCCCTTGCGCCTTGTTATACTCATTCTGCATTGCAGTGACTTCGCGTTGCTTGGCGTCAATAGCATCTTGAGCGGCTTTCTTTACGACTTCGCTCTCGCTATTTAGTTGCTCTTTGAACTGTTCTCTTAAGTCCGAAATCTCTTTTTCTTTTGCCTGCCATGCGGTGTAGGCTTTATTCATCTGTTCGATTGCGGCAGTTCTGTTCTGGATGGCTTCCTTGTATTGGGCCTCTTGTCCTTCCAAGATGGCTTCGGCGCGTTTCTTTTTAATGAGGTCGTCTAGGGATTCCATCATTTTGCCATAGCCCTGAATCACCCCGTTCTGCATCTTAATCTCAATGCCGAATGCTTCGGCTAGGGTGTTGGCGATGAATTGCGCTCTCTGCTCGTAGCCTTTTCGTACTCTGCCATCGGCATCCACGATGTTGTTTAGCTCGTCTACCAGCGATTGGTAGCCGTCCATCTCTTTATTGGTGCTTTCGATGATGTCGCTCTTGGCTTCGGATAGGGCATCCCATGACTCCACTTGGTCGTCAATGGTGTCTTTTAGATTTTGCATTTCCTCGTTGAGTTTTACCACCGGCTCGCGGTTATTCTTGGCGATTTCTGCGTTTATCGCCACAAATCCGGCCGCAATGGCTCCGAGTGCCACTAGTAGTGGGTTAGCAACGATGAGTGCCTTTAATCCCGAGAATGCAGTGCTAATTGAGCTGATGGTTTTTACCACCTGATTGCCAAAGTCCACCACTTTTGCTACCGCTAGGGCGGTAAATACTCCGGCGATGGCGTTCAGTACTGCGTCTTTGTTCTGTAGGATCCAAATGAATGCGTCTTTTATGACTCCGATTGCTCTTTCGGCCATGTCGCCGAATGCTTTCCAGTCTAGCTTTTTCAGCTCTTTCGAGATGCTCTGGATGGCTTTTTGCACCGTTGGTGCGATTCGTTCCCAAATCTTGAGGAATTCGGTCTGCAATTGGCGTTGGAGTTTGGTGAATTGGCCACCGACATTGTTTAGCATGGTGTCTGCCATCTGTTTGGCGGCTCCCGATGACTTGTTAATTGCCGTGGTCACTTGCTTTACATCGGCTTCGGTCGAGTTCATGATAGCCAGGAAGCCGTTCATTGCCCTTGTGCCGGCGATGGTCTTGGCATACTGCGATTGCTCGGCTTGGGATAGTCCTTGGAATGCCGAGCGGAGTTCGGTCACGACCGTATCCCATTTTCGCATGGATCCATCCGCGTTTGTAATCTCTACGCCGAGCTTGCGAGCGGCTTTCGCTGCTCCACCTGTATCGGTCGATAGCCTCATCATTAGCGAACGAAGTGCCGTACCTGCCATCTCTGCTTTAATGCCGGAGTTCGCCATTAGCGAGATTGATATCGCCACGTCCTCCATGCTGTATCCGAGTGAGCCTGCCACCGCGCCGACATACTTGAATGTCGAACCCATCATGTCCACGGTGGTGTTCGCGTTCGCGGCTGCGGCCGCCATAACATCTGCTAGGTGTCCGGCATCCTCGGCTCCGTAGCCCATTGCGGTTAGGGCATCGGTCACGATGTCTGATGTTCTTGCCAAATCCTCGCCAGAGGCGGCTGCTAGGTCGAGTACTGGCTGGAGGCCTTCGAGCATGTCTGATGCCTTCCAACCGGCCATTGCCATGTAGTATAGGGCGCTAGAGGCTTCTGCGGCGCTGAATTTCGTGGTTCTGCCCATTTCGATTGCCTTTTGCGTCAATTGTTCCATTTCGCTTGACGTGGCTCCCGAAATTGCTTCTACACGGCTCATGCCTTTGTCGAAGTCTATACCGGCCTGCACTACCGATGATGCGAGCTGTTTCATCCCGCTCGTCACTTTGTTAATTACTTGGGTGGCTAGGTTCGCTAGGACGCCTTTTAGCACCGTGAAACCGCCGTTACCGGCTTCGGTGGCCTTGTTTCCGGCATCGCCTACTGCTTTGCCTAGTTTTTCGCTTTCGTCACCTGCGTTTTCGGTTTGGTCTGCCAGTTTTTCAATCTGGTTGGTGGTCTTTTTTACCGCGGCTTCTGCTCCGGTGAGCGCCGCCTCGGTCTTTTTGATGGTGAGCTCGTTCTTGTCGTACTGATCGTTCAGTTCTTTGACCTGCTTTTCGAGGTCATCTACCACCTTGGCTTGGGTTTCATACTCTTTAGAGTTTTTGCCATACTGCTTTTCAACCTCGGCGAGTTTGGCTCTCTCTTTGTCGAGTTGGGATTGGTAGCTTTGGAGCGTGGCTTTGTGCTTCTCTTGCTGTGTTTGGTAGTCTTTTAAGGCACTTGTGAGGGTTTTTACCTTCTGGTTTTGCACATCCAGCTTGTTTTTCAAGTCCTCTGCGCGTTTAGACATCGCCGTCATCGACGTGTCTGTTTTATCATAGCTTGCGGCAGTCAGCTTTTGCTGGGCTATTACATTCTTAAGGTCAGCCGCAATGCCTTGAAGGGCTTTTCTGTACGCTTCCTCGCCTGTTAGCTTGATGGTACCACCGAAACCGCTCACTTTGTTTTTGCCTTCCTAGAACCACTTTTCGCTTTCATGCGCCTTTTCGTATGCCTTCTGGTATGTTGTGCCGGTCTTTTGGCATAGCATCTCGAAGTCGAATAGTTGCTTGTAGCTATCGTAGTATCTGTTAAATAATGTCAATGTCATTCTGCCAATCTCTTTTGGCCGGAATCCCATTCGGAGTCCTACCACTATGAACCATGAGAAGTCGATTGGCTCGTCATCCTCATCCTCATGGATTACTCGTTTTTTGAGTCTTTGCCACCTTGTAGGCTTTTTGCCATCAGGTCATCGATTTTACCCACCACGGCCGTTATGTCGCCGGAGTTCTGCAAGAATTCGCTCAGCATTCGGTTGACCATCTTTTCGGTCACTGGTGGCTCTTTTTCGCCTTTTTCATCGTTGTTAATGTCGATGGCTTCGTTGATCATCGCCGCTACCATGAATGACAGGGCTTTTAGCGATGGTTCGCCGGTGTTCTTGCCGTAGGCTTCGTCTAGGCATTTTGCCATCGTGCCGTACTTGTCCTGCATCTCTTGCAAGACGTTTAGGTTGAAAATCAGTTTGTATTCTTTACCCTTGTATGTGAGCGTGTCCATTATGTCTTTCATCTCATTTAGCTCCGTTTAAGTTTTGCTTGGTGAAGCAGGCGGGTTTCCCCGCCGTGCTATTAAGCGCTGGTCGAACCCATGCAAGTGAACAGGTAGGCGACAGCGGCAGCCTCTGACGAGAAAATCTGCTCTTTGCGCCATTCGCCTGACACGGCTGGAACGACAGTACCTTGAATTTCGTAGGTGCCGAATTCGGTCGATTCGCCCTTGGTCTGGTTGTCCGAGCTTGGCTCTTGGAATTTGACTTTCGGGAAGAATACAGCACGGTACTTGTAGGTGCCGTCTTGCATTAAGGTTACTACACGGCCGAGGCCCACGTATGGTGCCACATCGGTAGTCTTGGAGACCAATTCGCCTCCGGTTGCAGTATGTCCGAGAAGGGCTGCTGCGGTGTCTACATCGTAGCGGTCAATACCGAGGGTGAGGGTGCCACCGGTTACGCCTGCATCGCGTTCTGCGATTGCATCGTCAGCGTAGAGGGTTGCATCGCTTACGGTCGGTTCGAAGGATGCGCTGATCGCCTTGGCAAGTTTGGTCACCGTGCCATAGGTGAGGGCGCCGTTGTTACCTTCAGTAGCCGTAGCGTAGTAGAAGTTTTTTAGACCAATTTTAGCCATTTTTGACTCCTTTCTATGCTAAAATTAAGGGTTTTGTGGTAGTATCCGGTGTCATCCTCGAATATGTCCGCTGATGAGTTTTCCGGTCGCCACCTAAAGCCCGCGTCTTTTAATATTGTTTTAATCGCTTCTGCGACCTCTAGATAGTTCCCTTTTGAGTAGATATCAAAGTCGTAGAAGTCAACGTAATTTTCGAGTTCATCGTCTCCGGATAGCGGGTTGCTGGCGAATGCTTGCTGGTAGGTCACATAGGTGGTTGCGTTTCCATTGTATCGCAGAAATGCTACTGGGATGACCTCGCCGTCTACGGCGAAGTCCTTGAATAGCTGTTCTATGATCGTGTTTGGGTTATCAATCATCTAGTAATCCCTTGCTTAATTCTTTTTGCTTCTCTAGCATTGCCTTTTTAATCGGAGCCGTGTTAGCGAATGCCGGTCTAATAAATGGGATTTTTATTCGCCAATATCGTTTGAATGGCTCTGGCATGTTGCCTAGGCTTCCTCCGTATTCGCGGAGTGCGGCTAGGAACGGTGCCGGTACGCCTTCTGGGTATTCGTACTTGCGAATCTTGAACGGCATGCCGTTTACCTTCGGAATGTGTCCGTAGTAGGCCACCTTGGTATTGATTGCCTTATCTTTTCGGGTATTGTATACCTTGGTGATTTTCAGTTTCTCATTCATCTTGCGAGCGGTTTCTGGGTAGAATGCCCGTTGTGCGCCTCGCGCGATGGACTCTTTGGCCACCTGCGCTCCGGCTTGCGTCATTTCTCCGAAAATGCTGACAGCATTCTTTTGGACGAACTCTACATCTTTTAGGATGTCTTTTGGGAGTTCCATCACGAATTTTGCCATTAGTGTTCTACCTCTTTGCATTGTAGTTCCAGCTCGACGCCTCTTTCGTCTACATTGTTCACGTAGTCGATTCGGTATGTACGATCGTGGAAATCTACAAGCATATCTCTTGTGATTTCGGTTTTCGGGTATCGCATCACGAAGTTCGTGTATGCCTTCTCGAAATCGCTGTTATTGATGATGAGCGTGAATCCTCTGATGGTTCTCACCGCAACCCAAGGCCGTAGCACTACGGTCTTTTCCTTGTGCTGGAAGCCTTGGGCGTCCGTAACGATGTCCACACGATAGATGGTAATGCGGTGCCGGTATTGGCCGGCATTGATCATACGCGTGGTGGTTCGGTCGCGGTAGTAGCTCATAGTAGGTTCACCGAATGCATTCCCAAGATGGCTTGCACCACCTTGTTAAGGTTTAGTTTGTCAACGTACATTGTGCGGTTATCCCACATGTCTTGGCAGAGGACATAGACAGCATCCACGAATGTCTGGTACTTGTCTAGGTCTGTCTGACCGGTGTAGTCGATGATGAATTGTTTAGCCACACCGAGCATTGTGTTCAGCATGGCTAGTTCTGACTCATCAACCTCGTCAAGTCGGAGGTATTCCGCTACGTCTTGAGCGGTTATCTCGCTTACTTTCGTGATTGTTGTCATATTCAGTTCCTCTTAACGTTTCGATTTCTTTTTCGTGGTCTTTGCCGGTTTTTCCACAGGCTTTTCCACGATTTCGGCTTCCTGGGCTTCAATTTCGACATATCCGGCGCGTAGGAGGTCTTGGAGGACTGGTCCATCCGCGACCTCTCTTACCTCGCCTTCATACATCGAGATTTTGCCTGCAAAGCTGATTCGTGCTTTTACTAGCATCTCAGTCGCCTCCTATTAAGCAGAAACTTGGTTGCCCATTACGAGCTTAGCGATCTTCTGGGCGTTTTCAACCTTAGAATCGAAGCTGAACCAGCCGTTGATGCCGTCTGCGTAGGAAGTGGCATATTTCTCACGGAGAACTTGGATTTCAAGGTTCTTGGTGAATTTGAGTGCAAGACCTGACAGGTCGCCGTAGTAGATAGCGACTTTGCCGGCTTCCATCTCTGGCATGTTGTCAGAGACATAAAGTGGCTTGCCGAGTAATTCACGGCCGAACGCGTTTGCAACGTTCTCATTGAGCAAGTAACGGCCCATGTTGTCTTTGAGCTTGCGGATTGCTGAACGGGTTGCTGGCGACATGATCCAGATTGCGTTTTCCTGGAATTCGTCTTTCACCTTGTCCTGAACGTCGATGAGTTCGTTTGAGGTGATAGCGTTGGCTGCAGCGGCTTCCACGTTGAGCGTTACGCCGGTAAGGCCTTCAACAGTGCCGGTCTGGCCAGAAATGACACCAGAGCCGTTGAGAAGGACTCTTTCGAGGAATCTCTTAATGCTGTAAGCCATTTGGTCGATTACATAGCCGACTAGGTCGAAATCGCTGGCGTTGATGAGCTGGCGGGAAATAAGCACCAATGCGCCTGCCACGAAGTCCGTGAGCGAGATGCTGGTGAATTTGCCGGAGTTCGCTTCGATTTCAGCGAATTCTGCGCCTTGGAAGCCAACGTTGATATAGTTGGTGTCGTCCTCGGTGTATTTTGGAATGTTGAGCGTACCGTTGTATTCGTACTTGGTTGCGCGTTCTGCGATTGGGCAGATATCATAGACCTTGCGGATGATTTTGTTAGCAATGGTCTGTGGCACGACAGCGCCGTTAGCACCCTTGGTGAGTGGCTTCAAGTCCTCACGGGTGTTCATTGCACCGTAGAGTTCGCGGATGTGTGCTGCGAAGGCACGGGTATCGGCTTCCTCTTGGGTTTCCTCTTTTGCTTCTGCTGGTTCATCAGCACGGGTTTCAACCTCTTTTGCCATAGCTTTTACGGCGTTACGAGCGTTGAGTTGTCTTTCAATACTGCGGACTTCCTCTGCGTTGTTTTCGACTTCTTTGAGTTCGTCCTCGGTAAGGTCACGACCTTCGGTTTCAGCGGCGTTTGTTAATTCCTCTGAACGAGTGATGAGGTCGTTTTTCTTTTCAATTAATGCTTTAATTGACATTACTTTTCCTCCTTCATGTTCTTAATAATCCCCATGGCCCTATTATAGTTTACTTTAATAGGTTTTTCCACGGGCTTTTCCACAGGCGGCTCGCTTGGGGTTTCGGCTTCGCTCTCATCTCTGACAGCTAGACTCCGTTCCTCCGTTGCCTTGCCTTCATCCTCAAGGATGCCTACGGCTTCTTCCGTCGCCTCAACCGAGTCCGTGGTTTCATCCACAGTATCGACCGCCTCGGCTATTAGTGGTTCTCCTCGAAACTGGTATCTTTCGTCACCGTTCTCTGCCCGCACGGATACCAGTGTGCCTACATATGCGGGTGATGTTGTTCTGTCTAGCAGGGATACCTCGATGAGGTCTAGGTCATGCACCTTGCGGAGTGGCATGCCGTCCTCTACCGAGTTTTCCACATCTCTGTCATAAAATCCAAATGACCATCCGACTAGATTTCCTGACCTTGCGCTTTCTATCACGTCAGGATCCGTGATGGTGGCTCTCGCATGGAGCCCGATATTATCCTCGTCTAATTCTAGGTTTCCGCGTTTGATTGAGCCTAGGTCGCGGCTCCAATCGTGGTTTAGCAGGATATGGACATCGTCCGAGCGCTTGAGCGACTTGCGGAATGCTCCGGCGCAGATGCGTTCGATGAATCGTCCGATTCTGCTCATCAGGGGTTTGGAGTCACGTTCTACACTATTCACATAGCCCTCAATTTCAACGCAGTCTGACCTGATGGTTAGTTTCATTTCTTTTTGCCTCCCTTCTTGGCTTTTTTATTGCGTTTGAATAGTTTGGCGGTTATTTTTTTTAGGTTCATTCTACGTTTCCTTCCTGTTCCTCTTGCGAGTATTCCTCGTGGTTAATGTCCTCCTCTATGAGATGCTGATCCTCGGCCTGTGTGGCCTCATCTGGCTGCGAAATGGTGCTTCCTTTTTTGCCGATTTCGTTGCCGGTGCTGTGAGCGGCATCCGTTGGATCCGTCACCCTATCCACGTTTGGCGTGTAGTATAGGCCGGTGTTGGCATCGAATAGCACCGAAGCGAGGCCGACATTGATGATGTCCATGCCTTCGATTCGCTCCATGTTTTCCGCAGTTCTGATTTCATTGATGGTCATGAAGCCTGTCTCTTTTGCGAGCTTGTAGGCCTCGAAGCGTTCCTTGATGTTGACGCGGAGGATTTCCTTTACATCAAACTCGAAGTAGTAGCTCTTTTTCTCTCGTTCTAGGAGTAGGTCGCGGTTCAAGGCTGTTTCAAATGCCCGTACGATCGGGTAGATTGCCTCTTTGAATGTCCGGTAGTAGCTCCGCTCGGCATTGGTGTCATCAGAATAGATGTGGAATATCTTTTCGATTTCGGCGTCCAGCGTCTTTTTATTCTGGTCGAGTTGCATCTCTACGCTGGAATTGCTGGCCTCTTGGAAGTCTAGGCCTTTGTTTAGCACCACCACTTTTTCGCTACCGCTGGAATATAGATTGCGCCATGCTTGCTTTAATGAGTCAATGGCCTCTTGGGTAAGTTTATTCTCTGACTTGATGAAGCCCTTTTTGTTTCCGCCGGTCTGTACCGCCATGAGTTGGTACATGAGTGTCGCATAGGCTGTCTGGAGTGCTTTTGCCACCTCATCGGTTAGCCCTACGCCAAATGCTCCGGTGGTTGTGTTCCGGAGTAGTTTTACGAAGTCGTGGAGCTCGTATTGGTGGTTGTATACGAATAAGACGTAATCTTTGTGTATTGGATCAGGATTGAGGATTTGTGGCGTTACGAATCCATCGCTCACATGGCATAGTCCGGTGACCTCATTGCGGCTTTTGCGGATGTAGATGTATCCGCCTCTACCCATCAAATAATCGGCCACTACGGCTTTTTTCATTTGGAATGCGTCCAGCGTGTCGCCGGTGTCGCCGTTCAGGAGCTTTACACGGGTGTCGTCATCCATGCTCTTTACGGTGTGGGTGCTTTCCACTCTTTTGTATAGTTTTACCGGCATTGAGGCGATTGTGCTGCTAATGAAGTCCACCGCTGCGCTCACCGCTGGCACGGTCATCGCTTGTTCGCGGGTGATTGGCGTACCGTCGAGTAATGCTTTAAGGAGTACATCATCCACTATCATTCCCTGTTGCGGTGTCGGCTGTGGCGTTGGTGCCGGTGCCGGTGTTGGCTCCGGTTCGTTTCGCCGTTTTAGAAAGTCGAATAATGCCATTTTGTTAATCCTCTTTTGCCTATATTATACCATTTTTTGACTTGTCAAGCACTTTTTTGAACTTTTTGTGCCGAATTTCGCAAATATTCGCGTTTTAAGGGCCATCAAATCACTTGCACGGTGAAGTTACTGTCTTTGTCTATCAAGGTGTCTTGTTGCACCAAATAAGTGGCAATTATGGTGCTTACCACCATATCGACCTTGCCGTTGGATTTCTTTTTGTTTACGAACGGGTTTAGGTTGGTGTCTAGTGTGCATCGGGCATTCTGGAAGTTGATTTCGTACATCGGGTTGTTGGTGTATTGGAATTCGCCTTCTAGTATTTTTTCCTTTATGAGCTTGGTTGGTGCCGATAGGACGCTGGAGTGCTGTTTAACCTCCACCATGTTGTATCCGGCGTTTTCGAGCTTTTGGGCCGTACTCATTGCGTTCCAGCGGTCGAATCCGATGGCTTGGATGCTCACCCCGTATTTTTCCTCGATTCCCATTATGAAGTTTTCCACATAGGCGTAGTCGATTACTCGGTCGCCGCAAGGGAATACCTTTCCAGCCTTAATCAGCTCTTGGTAGTTTACCTTTTCGGTGGTTGTCTTTTCTACGATCCTGCCTTCCGGTATGAATGCCCAGCTCTCGGCCAGAATGTTATTGTCATCATCTAGGGCAAGCATTGAAACGCTTGTATTATCATTACTCATCGACAAGTCAAGCCCTAGGTAGACTAGCCGGCCTCGCCAGTCGATGTTCGCCACCTTGCAGGCTCGCAGGTCGTTTAATTGGATGAATCCCTCGGTGTCGTTCGAGTAAACGATGTTGCAGTGTTTAGTTACAAAGTTTTCTCTGGCATTTTCAACTGCTATGGCATATGCCCGTTTCTTTATCAAGTCCTGCCAAATCTCTGGTATCTCTAGCGCTACCGGATTGGCTTGTTTTAGTATCAAATCGTCCGTTTCCCAGCCTTTTGTTTCGTCCGGCTCGTAGAGAAGCGAGAATCTGGTGTCGTCCGCCTCCAGCTTGTCTAGCACTCGCTTGCTGTAGCGCACCTCGTCCTCGAACGGGTTGTCTATGGTTGGGTACTTGGTGCTAATCACGAAGCCGAGCTTATTTACCATGTTTAGCTGGCCGGAGCGCATGGCTTCTATGGCGTAGTTGCTTGGGAGCGCGCCGACCTCGTCTGCGATGAATGCATTCGGCATCCTACCATCCATACGGCTGGTGCTGTAGGCGAGTGGGCTGTATTTCGTGTTCATTGGGGTGAATTCGATGGTATCTCGCAGAATCTTGAAGCGTGGCCCGTCTGGTGCCTCGTAGACAAGTGGGGAGCTCTTTAGCGTTTCGGTAATTGCTGATCGTACCTCACGGGATAGGGTGCCGTCCGGTGCTACGCTAAAGAATTGGCTGAATTTCGGCTCTGTTAGGAATAGGAGTATCAGTGTGGTTGCCACGGTGTAGGTCTTGAAGTTCTTGCGGGCGAGTTCTAGCACTCCAGTTTCGTAGCGCCTGCGATCTGGCTTTTCCTTGTAGACCGTGCAGAGAATTGCCGTGTAGAATAGCCATTGGTACCCGGTGGTTGTTTCATAGAGCGTTTCCCCAGCTTTTAAGCCCTTTGGCATGTGCAGAATCTTGAGGATGTTCTCTAGTTGCTTGAGCTTCTTGCCCGATATGATGTATTTTTCGCTTTTGCCTTCGCAGATTGCCATGAATTCGGCCATCTGGAGCTTGACATAGCGTGGGGTGGTTTCTTTACCGATAGATTGCTCGCAAAACTGGTATGCCTTGCAATCAGTCAGTTTCCTCATAGTCATCCCCGCCGTTGATTGCTGCCATCAGGTCATCCTTGCGGTCTAGGTCTTGGTTTTCGCCTACGCTAAAGGTTCGGATGATTCGGAGTAGGGTAGCGACCGTTTTATTGGCGCTGTCCGTGGTTTTATCGTATTGCTGGATGAGCGGGTGAATCACCACGTTCTCTCTGCCTTTCACGTATTCTTTATTGACCGTTGGGCGTGTGTCCTGCTTCAAAGCGATTTCCAGCTTGGTTAGGTTGTTTAGTTGCACTTGGTATCTCTTGAATACGGTGATAAAGAGGAAGTTCGATTGCACACCCGATGTTTCGGCTATGCGCAGGATTTCCTCTGCTTGTTCGTTTAATGATTTAGCCATTGCATTTTATCCTGTTTAGTAGTAGCTTGTTTAGGCCTTTTTCGGCTCCAATGATATCGCCGGCTAGTATCTGGCCTCGTAGTGTTTTTATCTGCTGTTTGGTAAGCACGGAGCGGTATTTCCCGAGCGTCTTGACACCAAAATGGGGGAGGGCTTTCGCCCTTTCCCCTAGTATTCGATTTCCTCGGCTTCGAGGAGTTCGAAGAATCTGTCCGTTTCGGTTATGTTGAGTGGATCTGGATTCTTTACGCTCATTTTGGCTCCTTTCGTTTGTTCTGTCACCATTTACCCACACTTTTGTTCGGAAGTCCATATCATTTCTCCAGTTTTTCGGCTTTTTTGCCGGTGAATTGTTCGTAGCGCTCAATGATGGCGTCCACGTAGTGTGGATCATACTCCATCATCCGGCACTTGCGTCCTAATTGCTCGCAAGCGATGAGCGTGGAGCCGGAGCCGCCGAATAGGTCGAGTACCAGTTGTCCGCGCTTCGAGCTGTTTTTGATGAGTTTGCCGATGAGGGTTAGTGGCTTCATCGTTGGGTGAAGGTCGTTCTTTACCGGCTTCTTTTCCCACATCACCGTGGTTGGGTATCCGGCATTGTAGATGTCTTTAATGATGTTCTGGGCCTCTTTTAAGGATAGCTTGTCGAGCTCTAGTGGCTCCTGCTCTATCACGGTGTCTTGCGTACGATCGTAGACGAAGTAGTGTCCATCTCCCTGTTTCCATCCGTAGAGGCACGGTTCGTGGCGCCATTGGTAGTCTTGTCTGCCGAGTGTGAATGAGTTCTTTACCCATATCAAGCATTCTTTAATCATCAGCGAGTTGTCCATCGCTGCGACTCGGAATGTCACGTCCTCGGAATCGCCGTACCAAATGTAAAATGCACCGCCGGCCTTTAGCGATTCTGCTAGGTTGGCGAATGCATCGTGTAGGAATTTATTGAATGTGTCGTGATCTAGGTTGTCGTTCTCGATTGTCAGCCCGTCTGCGTTCGAGACATTCACGTTGTATGGTGGATCTGTCACGACTAGGTCGGCTAGGTTTCCGTCCATGAGCTTCTGAACGTCCTCTGCCTTGGTGGAGTCGCCGCACATCAGAATGTGGTCGCCCAGCTTGTAGATTTCGCCGAGCTTGCTCTTGGCTGGCTGGTCTTGGGTGTTTTCGTCTATTTCGTAGTTGTCCTCGTCGATGGTGGTTTCGGTTTCTTGTATGTCATCGAAGCCGAACTCCATCATGTCTATCCCGATGCTGTCGATTTCTTTCTGGAGCATCTCTAGGTCGAAGTCCGTGTTCATTGTCAGCTTATTGTGGGCGAGTGTGTATGCCCGGCGCTGTTCGTCTGTTAGGTGGTCTAGGCGGATGACCGGCACGGTTTCAATGCCGAGTTGCTGGCAGGCAATGAGCCTTCCGTGGCCTTCTACGATGATATTGTCTTTTCCGCAGATGGCAATCGGATCATTCATGCCGAATTCGCGGATACTTGCCTTGATTTGGTCTATCTGTTCTTGTGGGTGGAGCTTGGCGTTATTTTCGTAGGGTGTCAGCTCGTCCGTTGGTAAGTAGATTATTTCGAGTTTCAAATCCTTCATTTAATTTCCTCGTTTAGTTGCTAATCTGTTAAATGGCGCTTTTTGGCGATTTTTTCGCCATTTTTTGGCCTTTATACAATTATATATACCATTAAACGGCCCGGTTTCCAAAATTTATGGGAATTTTCAATTTTTCGGAAATTTAGG